GTTTTCTCTTAAAGCAACCGAACATGATTTTACGTTGACTCTCCTTAAGACCATCACATAGGTTAGGAATACTGCGTTCCAAATCACGATTACTGAAATGGATGAAGTCTTTATGAATAAATTCTTCAAAGGGGATTTCGCGTTTTCCATAATCTAGGATAATATCACGATTGTATTTCATCAACCATGCTTTACGATCATCAGCGCGCTTTTTATTAAATGCTAGATCCAAATTATCGTCGGATGTTTGACCAGTATAAACATATTCGGTTACCTTCATGTCGCGGAAATAATCTTTAGCTTCTTCTGCGGTGGAAGTACCCAATCCTTTGTAGTATTTGATTGTCCATGGACGCATTCCTGGAGGTGTCTTTTCAGTTTCTGTTTTCCAATTATCGAAATCTGTAATGCTATAGAATGATATTTTTTGACCATTGTTATGGGTTACTTTAATAATTGGGGTCAACATCGAATTTAGGAATGTTGGCATTTTGTAAAGGGAAGGCCAGATCGATTGAAATACATTGAATAGAAGACCCTTGATATGAGAACCATCATGATCCTGATCTGTCATAATCATAATCTTACCATAGCGCAAATCGCTAATATCTTTGTATTCTTTTCCTTGAGTTAGACCCAGGATTTTCTTGAGATTTGTAATTTCTTCATTTTCGCTAATCTTTTTCAATGGCGCATCTTTTACATTTAGAATTTTACCACGAAGAGGGAATACACCATAACGATCGCGACCGATAACACTTAATCCAGCAATTGCCATCGTCTTTGCGGAGTCTCCTTCTGTCAAAATAAGCGTACAGGAAGCACTATCTTTTGTACCTGCTTTGTTCGCATCATCCAATTTAGGAATCAATACACGACTGGTCTTCTTACCATCTGTTTTAGCAACTTTCTTTTGTTCGTGGAAATCAGTTAGACTGATGGCTTTATCCACAATACCTGTTTTATAAAGTTTATCAAAGAACTTATCACTTAGCTCGCATTTTGATCCAAACTTAGAGGCTTGCGTTGTAAGCGTTTCCTTGCTTTGACTATCAAAGGATGGATTTACAATCGATGCTTTCACAAAGATAGTTAGGTTATCCTTGATGTGCTGTACTTTAACATCCTTTTTCTTCTTCGATGACGCCATTTCGGATAGTTTTTTAGTAATTTGGTTTGTTAGATATTCCACATGTTTTCCACCCCGTAGAGTATTAATACCATTTACAAAGGATACTTGCTCAAACTGTCCTGATTCCGAGAAAGTCGCAACAACTTCCCATCTGTCTGTACAACTTTCATAAACACGAGGGCGCTCATCTTTACTTCCTAGATACAAATCGGCATATTTCTCAAAATCTTTTGCTTCCAATTTAACATCATTGAAATATACAGCGATTCCAGCATCGGTTGTAGCACAAGCATCGTATGCGCGTTTTCTGAATAGTTGATACATATCATCTGTCATATGTTCTAGACCAAAACGCTTGTAATCTGGCAAAAATCGAATCGATGTATAAGGTTGTTTTTTAAACGCCTTAACTTTCGCAGCGTCTCTCTTTTTCATATTTTGATAAAAACGCTGTTTATAGTAAAGTTCTCGACGATGATCGACTGTTTCAACCGTAAACTCCTCCGAAAAGATATTTGCCAATTTCGCACCATATCCATTTTTTCCACCCCATAGCTTTTCTTCACCAGTATCGTAGTTTGTTGAAGTTAATAGCTCACCGAAAATAAGTTCGGGGATCCAAATATTTTCATAACTGGCATGTTTTTCGATATCAATACCATCGCCGTCATTCATAATCTCAATATAGCCGGTTTTTTGGTCTACGTTAATTTTAATAGTTTTAACGAGTTTTACATCTTTTTTACCATTGGCGATTTCAGATTTTAGGCGAGCAGTTTGATCCAATGAATTTACCAATACTTCGTCAAAGATTTTATACAGCCCTGGGACGTATTCGATCTCTTGTTCAACCATTTTCTTAGCTTCATCACTATAAATGAACGTTTTAAGAACAGTGCGTTCTACAGAACCAACATATGTATCTGGTAATTCATAAATATGATCCCGTAGCTCATGTTTCTTGTACTTTTCTTGGGCTTCCTTAGGAGGCATTGTTCTTATATCCTGTTACAAAAAAAGAAAAAGTTGATTATGTCAATTTTTTAATTTAATAAAATAATATTTTTATATGATTATTGATTACCATTGTTCATGTTTAATTGAATTATATATATGTGTATATTTTTTAATTATATCATTAATTTCTTTATTAATTTCTTCAATTTCTTTTCCTTCAATATCAACGCATACACGATGTTGATGTGTCAAATTTAAATATGCGAGTTCATGAAGTTCGTGAAGATGATTCACATACTCAAAAGACAATCCCAATTCACAATTACGATGGCGTTTATGAATTCTCTCCATACATTTTTGTGGATCAGAACGAAGATAAATCATTAGATCTGGTTTAAAACTAGGTCGCTGGTACAAAGTAGCTAAAATGTTCATTTGGCGTTCATTTAGTTTATTATTGTTAAAATTAGCAATAGAGAATACATACCATTGATAATGTGCTGATCGTTCAACACATGTAATTTTATTCTTTGGATAATCTGGTATAAAACAACGATCTGTCCACACTTTAATTTGAAATTCAAATGCATCACGGTTATTCTCATACATATCAGTTAAAAATGGTTCCCAATCCTTTACAGGTTCCAAATCTATTTCAAAATTATTTTTATTTAGATTTTCAAGAAGTGTACTCTTACCAGAACCAATGTTTCCATCAATTGTGATAATCATTGTATTTGTTTATCTGAAAGAAAATATATGTACTTATAAATAATGATATTATAACTTTATATAGATGTCTCATTTTTTATAGTTATATTATTATAACTTACTTATAGATTTAGATATTTACTTACTTACTTATCTTATGACGACTATCTTCACAATGAAGAGACAAAATTTATTAAAAGAAACTCTTGAAATTTTAAAAAAATATGATAAAACATTTGCTGATATTATTTATGTTATAACTTCTAAAAATAACGAAGAAGGTTGTATAGAATGGTCTACAGAACAATTTGTTGAAGAATCCGCATATATTAATTATGACTCATCCTATGGAATAAACAAAATTAATATGACATTACAATTAGTTGGAGAAACATTCTGGATAGAAAGAGCTGAATATGATGGATCAGAATGGTGGGAATACAAAGAAATACCAAAACGACCTTCATGTAAAGGTAATGGTAAAATACCTATATTTGAATTACATGGATGAAATAAAGTTTTATGTTTTACATTTACGTTTTTATTTATTTTTTTCTGCTTTTTTCCAAACAGCTTCTTGGAGTTGTTTAATCACATTTTTTGTAAATGATTTTAAATTATTTTTAATAACAAGCTTTGTCAAATATGGAAAAAATGTATCTTTTATATAAATACGATTTCCTTCTGTAATAGTGCGACATTTTAAGGCTAACCATTCATACTTTTTAAACATAATATGATTTACATCTGGACTTGTAAAAAATGGGCATAACATACCAGAATTTGTTAAAGATAGAATATAATTACGAACTTGTGGATGTTTCAAATAAGATACAGGGATGTCTTCTAATAAATTTTCAAAAACTGTATAATTATAATCAGGGCATATTAGTAATTTACTTTCAGCATCATTATAAACGGCATTATTATCAATAATTAAAATACGATTTTCTAGAATTTCTTCTTTTTCTGTTTTTGTAAATGCTGGATGACGTCCTAAAGAACGAATAATACGGGGAAATATATGATTTAATGATTTACGATAATTTCCGCCAATATCAGTTAGGCATTCATCGCGTGTAAATATAGGGCGTTGAAACTTAACTCCGTGTGCTTTTTCTACCCATTGAATCTCTTTATATGCCCAGTTTTTTTCACTTGCTGTATATATAAAAAAATATACATTTTCATTAAAATATTGATTTATTTCATGAATAAAACTAGCAAACCCTGGGCGAATTAAATTTTGTGTGGATAGAAAAGCTTTAGGAATTTTACTATCTTGTTTGACTTTTAATCCATATTTCTTAAATTGTTGATACATAGCATGTTTTTGAGATTGATAATCGACACGACCTGCTATTGTACCATCCCAGTCTAAAATTATAATATAAGGTAATTCAGTATGTATTATACTGTTTGGCGACATAGTACCTTCCCTTCTTTAATCTATAAGAAAGAATAATATGTTTATGCTTTATTAATTTATAAAGTATTAAAAAATATTAAATAGATATTTATTTTTTCTTTGTTTTATTAAATACAATTAGTTTTAATTCTCTTACGAATGATTTAAATTCTTGAAGTATTTTTTTCTCTTTATCCTTGTCTTCTGTATTAATATATCCCTCATCAGACATGTAATCTACAAAACTTATTATTTTATCAAATGTTTCTTTTCGTAAATTATTTCTTTTAGTGTATAAATAATCAGACATATTATTTGCCATTGTACATGCTAGCTTTGGATATATAGAATTATCTGTTATTTTTTCCCATTCATTATCACCTATATGAACCTTTGAATGCCCTGATTTTAGATCATCCTTTTTAATACATTGATTTTCAGGTAAATTTAATATACGTTTGCTATAATCCATTACGATGCGTCTATCTACTTTTGGATATAGACCCTTGATGTATTCGACGGCTTCTTCACCAATATGATCCTTTATAAACTCCATATTCTCTGGATTGTATACTAGAATGATGTTTTGATTATTGTTTTGTGTATTTATATTATTTTGTGTTTGTATATTCTGTGTATCAATATTATTTGTTATAATAGGTACATTTTGCACTACCGGTTCTGGAATAATTAAAGAAGTAGAATCTATATTTTTTTTAGCTATACAGATTTTATAATGTCTATATTTAGAAGATAAAAAAGCAAATTTATTATTACAATATTCACAAGCAAGTGTATCTATATTACCTTTACACAATGCTTCATGTCTTTTTAAATTCCACTGTCTTGTAAAATGTTTATTACATTTAAGACAGTTATAATTATTATCGTTATCATTTAGTATAATATCATTGTTAGAAGGTATATTAATAGAGTTTATAGGTATATTATTAGAGTTTATAGATATATTATTTGAGTTATTAGATATAGTATTTGAGTTAATAGGGTATATATTCCGAGTTATACATTCATCGTATGTACAACCATGTATGTTTACCATATGTCGTCTTAAATTGAAAGGTTTATAGAAAACACTTGCGCATAATTCACATGTAATCTTAGGATTTCCAAGAGCCATGTTTTTAGCTGTTACTATAATAACTAGAGAAAAATAATGTTTAAACTAATTTTATATTACGAGGAGCATGAATTTTGGAGCAGTCCATAAACTTCCGCGCGGGATTTTTTAAAATTTTAAAAGCTAGGAAAGTTTTTGATTTCTAAGAAGTATCCTAAATTTATAGAATCTATTAGATTATAGAAAATAAAATAAAAAATAATAAATTTAAATATAATGTATCATATTAATAATAAAAATAATAATGTATGAATAAATGCTTATACTATAATATTTGTTTATGCGGAACACATGAGGCATTCATCTTGGTTATCACGACGACAAGCGATAATTGCTTCTTGATCTGCCTTTTCTTTGATCGTGTTTTTCATCATAGAAGGATCAATTGTAAATGCCATAGTCTTGGCACGAGGACGAGTGCGTAGATAGTAGAGACCTGTCTTTAGACCTTTAGACCAACTATAGAAATGCATGTTGGTTAGTTTGCTAAATGTAGCGTCTTCAATGTATAGATTTAGAGACTGTGTATGGCATACATAAGGTGTGCGATCTGCGGATTGATTAATTGTAGATTTTTGACTGATTTCCCAAACAGTCTTGTATAGTTCTCTAATTGTTGTTGGGATTTCTTGAATATGTTGAATGCTTCCCTCACCAGCAATAATACGATCTTTCATATCCCGACTCCAAAGACCAAGGTTGATTAGATCTTGGATCAGGTATTTATTAACAATCGTAAATTCACCTGCGAGTGTACGACGTTGATAAATATTTGATGTTAGGGCTTCAAATGATTCAGTATAACCCATAATTTGACTGGTGCTTGCTGTTGGCATCAGTGCGATCAATAGGGAATGACGTAGACCATATTTTTTAATCTCTTCTTTTAGTTTATCAAAATCATAGATTTTGGGTGTAATATTATGCATATCAAATTGTAGAATACCCTTTGCGGCTGGGCTAGAAGAGAATGAACTATAGGCACCTTTATGAGTTGTCATTTTTGTTTCCTCAGTACATGTGAAGATATTCGCATATTTATCAGAATCATAATCACCCATATAGATTTTATCAAGTTCTTCAATCATTTCTCCTCGTTTTTTCGCAATTTCCATGGATGCTTCAAGTGTCGCATGGTACATTGTCTCAGAAATATCTCTATTTAGATCAGCCGCCTCTTGACTTTCATATGGAAAGCGCATCATCATATATACATCTGCTAGACCTTGAATACCTACACCAATCGGACGGTGAAGCATATTGGAACGTTTCGTCTCAGGAGTTGGATAGAAGTTACGATCAATTACTTTATCCATATTGTAAACTACTTTCTTTACCACTCGGTGGAAACGACGGAAGGCAAAGCTGGGTTTTCCTTCACCATCGTATTCAATAAATGTAGGTAGTACCATGGACGCAAGATTACATACACCATACTCAGTGGGTGAACTGTAAATTAGGATTTCACTACATAGGTTTGAACATTTAATAACACCTAGGTTACTTTGGTTTGATTTTTGGCAGGGATCTTTATAAAGCATATAGGGACCACCTGTTTCGATCTGACTTTTTAGAATTTCCATCCAAAGATCTTGAGCTTTTACAACACGTTTCGCTTTGCCAGCAGCTTCATATTTAGTATAAAGTGCCTCATATTCGTCACCATAAACATCTTCTAGTCCAGGTGCTTCAAATGGGCAGAAAAGAGACCATTGTTCATTTGCTTTTACACGTTTCATAAATAGATCAGGAATCCAAAGGGCAATAAATAGATCACGGCAACGCTCTTCTTCCGCACCAGTATTACGGCGTAGGCATACAAATTCAAATACATCTGGGTGAGAAGGATCTAGATAAATTGCCGCACTACCATTACGCTTACCAGCTTGGTTAATATGTAGAAGTGTTTGGTTCATTACGCGAAGGTATGGGATCAAACCAGTTGATTTACCATTAGTACCACGAATCACCGATCCTCTTGAACGAATTTTATGTACATTCATACCAATACCACCAGCATATTTAGAAATCATCGCACAATCCTTCGCGCTGTCATACATTCCATCGACGCTATCATCTTTAACTTCTAGAAGAAAGCATGAACTCATTTGAGAATGACGTGTACCCGCATTGAAAAGGGTAGGAGTGGCATGGGTATATTCACGAACACTCATTGAATCGTACATATCGAATGCGTTTACTAGATCGTAACCGTGGATTCCAATACATACACGCATCCACATGTATTGGGGTCGTTCAATGATTTTTCCATTTGCTTTTTGAAGATATGCGCGTTCAAGTGTTTTGTATCCAAAGTAATCGAATAGATAATCGCGAGAAACGTCAATTTTCTCATTAATTTGGTCTTTATATTTCATTGTAATCTCATAAAGTTCATCACTAACAAGTGGCATTAGATCACCATTGTTATCTTTACAAGTGTAAAGCTCTTCAATTGCTTCGCTGAAAGTACTAGGTGTATTTTTGTGTAGATTACTGATAATAATATTAGCAGCCAATCGTCCATAATTAGGGTGAACTGTACTCATTGTGCTGCATGTTGTAGCAGTAAGTTCATCTAGTTCAGAAGTTTTTACACCATCATAAATACGTGCGCAAATCTTTTGGGCAATTTCATCAGGTTGAACCCCATCAAGACCGTTCGACAAATTGACAATACGATTCAGGACTTTATCAAAGGAAACATTTTCGTATTCACCGTTACGTTTAAGAACACGCATTGTTACTTTGTTCTAATTATAAAGAGAACGTTTTAAATCTATTAAAACAGTTAAAAAAGAAACTTTCAAATTTTTAAGATGGGCATACACTTGACCAACTAATTTTATCTTTTTGATTTTCAGAGCATTTTTCGATAAACTTACAGCGTAATGTATTTGGTTTATCTGGGTATGCTTTTTCATCTTCATAATTCATGTAATCTGGGAAAATACGGTTACATTTCATTTGAACGGATGAATCAACTAATCCACCTGTTGTTAACCCTCCTACATAGTTAAATTTTTCAATCATACCTGTATAATTTTTATCAAGAGTTGTAGCAGTTCCAGTGCCAAGTAAATTTGTTGTTCCAATACCAACCATGAAGCTTGGTGCTTCACAATAATACTCACTCCAATTTTGTACAGGTTTATTTACTTGTCTTTTCATTTCAGGTGTAGTTTTCTTTAATACCCAATAATCAGGGCATGATAATGCGTCTGTACGAACAACATCTTTTCTGGGTGGTTTATAAGATAATAATTGAATTATTAATAGCATAATTACAATCAATGTTCCACCAATAAATGTGGCTGTAAAAGCGAAGTTTTCTTCAAATATGAATTGTTTTCCAGAAGGTGAAAAAATACCAATTAATGCTAAACCAAGGATAAATGTTCCATAGATAACCATGACTGAAATACTACCTTTAAAGTAATTAGCACGTTCCTTATCTATTTTTTTTCTTTCATCCGCAGTTAATTTTGACAATGTACCATCGGGATTGGTAGTTGCCATTGAATCTCTTAATTTTAAACAAACATTTTTGTTTCTAATGTTTTGGTACCCTTTTGAGTGACTAATGGACCATATTCCATTGGCATCGGTAAGGTACTTGCATCTTTACGATATACTTCATATTGTTTTAAATTGCTTAAGACTTCATTAACAGTCCATTCTAATACTCTACCGTTCAATTCACGAACCTGTTCAACCACATTGGTAGGTAAATTACGCGAATATTGTAAATAAATAGATCTCATTACAATTTTAAGATCATGATCGCTTTGTCTACCAATGGTATACTTTCCTCCGGATCGTTTATAAATCGCATAACGTATTCCATCTTGTAAAACATCAATATTATTACATGAAAAGAATAAATTACTTACGGGTGTTGGTTCAAATCCGCCCACTAATGCTTCAGAATAAAACATTTTATTATCAACTTGTTTTTGTTGAAAATTAGGAATTTCAAGGGCGCCTTTTTTTAAAATATTTACACGACCATTTAGCGATTGTGTTGGTTCAATTGGTGAAAAATCCGCAAAATAATCACCTTGCATCTCTGTACAAATAATATATTATTATTTCATATCTTTAATTGTTATTTTAATTGAAAGTATATATTTATCTTTTATACTAATAATGGAAATGTCAATTACTTCGCCGTTATATAATTTATTAAAAAAAAACAAAATAGAAATAAGCGAGCCCCTTGTATCAGAAGTAGCGTATCATGTATATACGTTAATGTATAATATTTGCGCAATGGTTGCTACAACGGCTCGTCTACAAGATCCTTTAAAACCAGTTATTAAACCCCGTCATTTAAAAAGTTCTCTAGAGTATATTCAAAATAAATGCTACCCTAAACAAAATAAACAAGTTGGGGGAAGTTATCATATTGATGCCGAATACTTTGGTGCGAACTCAGGTGCTTACACTGGTGAAGAATATCAGCGTACATTAGACATTGATTTCAAAAATCAAATAGCGCGACCTGAAATCAGCGGAGGAAAAGGGAAAAAAGAGTCAGCAAAGGGTAATATATTATCTTATATGGAAATATCTTATATTATTATTTCTAACAGTAAAAAACAAGAAATATTTTCAACAAATGACATCATTAAAGTATTAAAGGAGTTTAATGTTACAATTGGTAATTCAACATTAGCTATATTGAAAAAACTTCTTAAAATGCATTTAAATTGCTTAATGATGGATTTACACGAACAATCTCCCGTTACAAAAGCCAAGTTAGATAAGATTATGAGTCTAAAGAGACACGCTGTATTTTTATAATTTCAAGACTGTTTAAACATGTTTGTAAATCAGGCCAAAATAATCGAATTGAATTTATTAATTTTTTAGAAAGATTGGCTTCATTATTGATTGAATCGGTTCCTTTTTCTTTTTCTATTTGTAATAATAAATATTTAATACTACTTTGTGTGTATTTGCCCTTTTTTTCTTGAGCAGCTGTTGGTTTTCGAGCCATGACTTTTTTGATGTTTAACGCTACATCTGGAAGGGGATTTTCCTGATAGGCAATTGCCATCATCAATGCATCGGAGATGTCGTCTTTCTTCTTTGTTGTTCGCCATAGGTCTTGAATCCATTGTTCCTCTTGCGGATACTTATCCAACCATTCTTTACATAATTGAACCGATGCCTTCTTACGGGCATGATAGAGTCCTTTTCCAGCCCCACTATATTCTTTTCCAGTACCTGCTAGTTTATGTTTAGGACTATAAATAATAACAGAATGCCCTTTTAGACGAAAATACATTTCTAAATAGCACTGAATATTTGTCATTTTGCGCGTCATTTGGCGTTCAATAACGATTGTACTTCCCTGAATGGTATCTGTCAATTCATCCATCTCTTTTATTAAAGAGGTACATGGATCTGTTCCGTAGGTTAAATTAACCATTTTCCAAATTATTATTTTATTTTCGTGAAGACCACATAAAGCCAGATTTTTTAACCCTACATCAATCGATAGAAGCATATATAATAGTATCAGTTGATAAAATATTTAAATACAAATAATATATTTAATTGCGTTTTAATGATTTAAAAAGAAATACTCTTGTTTTATAAAGATGCAAAAATTTCCTATGGTTCGTTCTAGTGCGGACGATAATATCATTGAGGTAGATGACTCAACGCTAATGAAACCGAGTTTTGATATTTCAAGACCCTTATATAATTCTCCTCCTTCTGGTTTAAGCGGTCCATCTCTAGGAACTGATTTATTAATTAATAAAAGAAAAATAAGTAACGATGTTTTATCCATTTCTTCATCTGGTTCTCGTAGTCGTGAAGGTTCTGAAGTAGAATATTCAGGTAGTGACTCAAGTTCTTCAACTGATACAGATACATCTTCAGATATTTCTTCTTCCCGTGGAGAACCTACCAACAATCATTACAACGAGGAGCGCCGTCAAAATGATTCATTTGGAAACCGTGTATCAGCAGAGCGTTCTCGTCTCGAAAAAGAGATGATTGAGAAAAAAGAAATCCTATACCAAATGGATCGTCTAGAGACAAAAGGATACCGCCTTCCTCGTAAATTCTCTATGCAGTCTGATCTCGAAGAAATGCGCGTTGAATACCATCGTATTCTTCGTGAAAAAGAAGTGGACGCAAGTATTCGTTTTCAACGTAAAATGCTCATGGCATTCTCTACTGGTTTAGAATTCTTAAACACTCGTTTTGACCCCTTTGATTTAAAACTCGATGGCTGGTCTGAACAAATCTCAGAAGATCTTACTGACTATGATGATATTTTCGAGGAACTTCATGATAAATACAAATCCTCTGGACGTAAAATGGCACCAGAATTACGTTTGTTGATGTCGCTCTCTGGTAGTGCCTTTATGTTCCATTTAACAAGTAGCATGTTCAAACATCAACCCCTACCCGACGTTCAACAAGTTATTAACTCAAACCCTGCCCTTAAGAAACAATTCCAACAAGCAGCTGCTCAACAGTATACTGGAATGCAGATGCCCCAAGCTCAACAACAAGCCCCTCAAATGCAACAATCCCAAAACCCAATGGGTGGTGGTCTATTTAGCATGCTAGGTGGTCTTCTCGGCGGTGGCGGTGCGAATGGTATGATGAGTGCTTTCGGTGGACCTCCTCCACCAATGTCTTCGACTTTATCACCAAATGGCGCCCCCAGTCAAAATAAAATGCGCGGACCCAGCATTGATGATTTATCCAATGATATTCAACTAAAACCAACCATGATGAACAATCGTGTAGAAACTCTTTCAATTTCAGATGAAGAAATTACATCGATTATTGAAGATGCGGCGGATCTAGGTGGTGTATCCCGTAAATCAAACCGTGGACGTAAACCTGGATCTGTCAGTGGAAAGAAAACTCTAAATCTATAAATAAATAAAAATAAATAATAAAAATTAATTAATAAAAAATAAAAAAATATTTTAAGCAATATAAACACGATGGATCCAGTTACGATCACGCTCCATTAAATCACTTGTGGTAATATTTGTATTTTTGTTTAAGATGGATAATAAATTAATGCGTCTTAATATTTTAACAGCGGCTTCACGTTCAGTAATTTTTTTACTAGTCACAAGGTGTTTAATAGCTTTTGTTAAAGCTTTGTGACGTTCCTCCGCATTTAAGTTTATAATTTTTTTGTATCCAAATTCACCTAAATCGATATCCTTGCTTAATGGAATACGCTGGGCACTGGGTGTTTTTCCAGGTTTTCCGACATCTTTGATGCATGCGGAGGCAACGCGACTTCCGTCACGACGAACATAAGCAACGCGGCGAATTTCACCAATAGGGCAACTCATTTTGGGTTCTTCTTATACATTTAAAGAAGATTTATTTGCGGAACATCTTGCTGGTTTTCTTTAGGGAAGCAGGTAAGCGGCGCATGGATTTTAAGGGATTCATGGTAGCTTCACGAACAACACCTGGTTGAAGAGATAAAAGATCTTTAGATCCGGATAAAACAACACCTAATCCAGATAAAGCAATGCCTACAATCCAAGGTAGAATGAAGTTAATACTGATGAGGATGATTTGTAAAATAGACCAAACGTATAAAACTTCGCGGCGTAAATCCTCAGAGCATTTGCATTTCTCTTTCATTAAGAAGCGAACATATTGTAAAGCGTAGATTAAGAATACAAATGTAGCTAAACCGAATAAAAGTTCAGCAACAGTTAAAACGATCGCAAATCCAGCGCCGAACATGCGAGTGGCGGTGGCTGGTGTTACGAACATTGTGAATAATAAAAATACTACGGCAAACATAATGTAGCTTTTAATGTAGTTACGGTAAGGGTGTTCAGAGCATTTGCAAGAGATTTGCTCTAATTTTTGAATATAAGTATAAGTGACTACCATTAAAATAATACCAATCATACTAGCGATTAATTTAGCCATGCTTTGAACATTGTCCATGTTTTGAGGGATTTTCATTCGTGTATGTTCTAAAGTTAATTAAGAAATTTTTGTAATAAATTTATCTAATTTAATTCCAACTTTACGTTTCTTCGGCTCAATGTAATCGAATCCGAGAAAATTCATAATTTCGGTTTCAGTAAATAATTTTGGAGCTTCTGGATATTTAGTTTTATCCATGGATGTAAAACCGTGTTCATTTAGACTATATCCTTTTTCTAAAGCTACTTTACGAAGTGCTATATTAAATTTATCAGAACCAGTAAAATAAAGAATCGCATACCCATATTCATTTTCCGGCGTAATCAACAGATCCAATCGTCTCGCTTTTCCTCCTGGCAATTGACAAATACCCATACATTTTTTATCACCATGTGCCAAGACTTCTGTTAGGTATTTTTTATCAATTAAATTCTTAACAATATCATCTAATGTTTTAGCGATTTCATCAAGTGTCATATTCGCAGGCCATTTCACCAATACATCTATGTCTCCACTGGTTGATTCTCCGCGACGATAGCTACCCACAATTTCAATATCTAAATTAGATATAATTTTCTTTAGTAGCTTTTCATGTTTTTTCATCTCCATTCTAGGAATACGTTCAATCAAATCCTCGTAATAATTTAATCCAACAAGTTGGTTTTTATTTAATAGATTGGAATCTTTCTTTACCGCTTCACGCAAGTCTTCAATAGTGCGTAGGTTGTTTTCTTTAACAAGTTTTACAGCTTTAACACGACCAATGCCGTAAATATTCATGAAACGATCAATATCATCAATACTAGTATCTTTACGTACTTCTTCTGCGACTTGTAGCTTTCCTGTTTGGAATATTTCTTCGAGTTTATGTTGAATGCTTTCGCCAATACCTTTAATATCTTTAATATCATCCATACTATGAATGGTGTCTTTTTGTTTTATTTGTTGGATTACTTTGGAATAGGCAATTCCTTTAAATGTATTACCTTGTTGAATTTCTTTTTTACGAAGAATATCCAATTCAGAAATAATAATCTCTTTATAATCCGTCATCTTCTAGTTCATAGATAGATTTGATTTTGTTTATTTTAGGAGTTTCATTTTTTATCAGTAAGTTAATAAAATCATTAATTTTAAATTCACACGATTTATGTAATTCTAAATCTTTCATATCTCGAATAAGTGTATCAATATTATTTGGCATACGTTTAATTATATTATCAGACAGTGTTTTATAATATTCTTTACTTTGTTCAACGTAACATTCTATACACATTGAATCAACTTTATTTTTAGTATTTAACTCTTTAACAATATGGTACAATATATCATATAATAATTCAAATGGTTCAGCATGTACAATACCTAAATTAATAAGACGAGCCCATGCTTGTACAGTGGATACTAATCGTTTTTTTTCCTTTACATATTCACAAAAATCATTATAATTATGAGATGTTTCAACTAATTCTTTTGATAATTTCCATTCTTTTGAAAACATATAGCGTCTCCATATATTATTCCAAATAGTACCAATTTCAATAAAAGAATCTTCAGATAACATTTGATATATATTTTCAATAATTTGAATATACAATCCCTGGAAATCAGGTTGTTTTTGTAAATAACTCCAAATGATATCAATAAATAAATGTACATATGTCATGTCAAAAATATGTTTAATTTGTTTTAAAATTACATCGAAGTTATTATGGGTTAATTTATTGAGTAAGCCTTGAAGTTCCTTTTTTAAAATGGCTTCCTTACTTGAATCTTGAATACCAATTTTTGGACGTTCCAACCGTGTATGGAGTTGAGCTGGACGTTTTTTCGCATTATTTGAATTCCATCTAGGATTACCCGCAAATCGAGATGTTTCAATCTTTTCTTGAAAACATCCATAGTTTGCTAATAATTCTTGAATAAATATATTCCTCGGATGGATCGTTAATGTTGAAAAATTTATTATGGTATTTAAAGAAACAACTATGGGATCCATAGTATCCATATAAAGAACTATTGGCTTAACTTAATAAAAGAATATTACTTTTATATGGATTGTATTCAATGGGCGCGTACATCCTTATTTATTGATCCAAAGAATGAAAAAGAAAATGAAATTGATGTCATTTTAGATGATTTATACCATAATTACTCTGTTTATCGTACAATCATATTTTGTAGAAATAACTTTTCTATGCGTGAATGTAGCAAATCTTTATATAAACTAAACCTACAAACGATTCAATCACAAACTATTTGGAATTTACAAACGTTCCATAGTAGTTCGTGTCGTATTATACTGATTCCATTTGATTTATTATATAAATATAATACAACCATTTTTAAGTTAATCATAAAACAAAACTATTTAGTAATATTTAATGATTTATTAAGTTTACAAGAACAATTTTGTTTAGATATGCTAAAAATTTATACACCAGCGTTAAATTATTATATTTATATTAATTAGATCAAAACTTAAAGAATGAACGGAGTTCAAAAAATCGGTTTAACGCTACTTTTATTCACCATCTTCACAAGCATTGTATTCGTATTCATGAAACGCCATGAAGGTTTCGAATCCAAGGTTGTTCTTTCTTACTTCTACCTACCCAGCTGCGGTTGGTGCAAGAAATTCAACCCTGAATGGGACAAATTTGTTGCCATGGTTGAAAAAGACAAACTAGATATTGTTACTCGCAAAGTAAATGCTGAGGAGGCAAAAGAAGAAGTCATGAAAGAGAAAATTGAAGGATTCCCTCATGTCCATATTGTCAAAGATGGAAAACGCAAAGACTTCGAATTCAACCGTACCGCCGAAGACCTCATGAAATTCGTTAAAGAAAGCATGTAAATTATTAATTTATTGATTTATTTATATAATATTTTGTTTTTATATATTCGTACATTATACGATAGCCGTACATGATAGAGGTATCCATTTCTAATTTAGAAACATATAATTGAAACATATCATCAACAACTTTAATGGGTAAAAAATCTAATGGATTTTCTTCAATATTTATTAAATCAATAAAAGGCTTACTTTTATCTTTGTATTCCTTTAAAATATCAAATGTATGGCTGAATAAAATAGCCGCTGCTAATTGTTTAATATAAGCACCTGTATGATGTAATTCTTCGGTTGTTTTTATTGGATTAAACGATAAATTAATTGCCAAAACTTTATCTGTATCTACAAAATTAAAAATATTAATCGGAAGAGATAATCCAACACCACCATCTAGATATATTTTATCCATTAACTGAATGGGTTGAAATATACCAGGAATTGACATAGACGCGCATATTGCTTTCGCTAAATCAATATCTGGTGTAGATGTGTTGGATAGAAATTCATTTGTTAACGTATTTAGACAGAATACAGATAAATAAATATTTTTTCCTGTAAATTTTGCAAATTCTTGTAATGTAAAGGATGGGTGGTTTGTTTTTTTTAATAATAATTTATTAAACTTTATTTGATAACGTTCCATTGAATAAATTCCCTTTG